GTACAGACCGTAGTCAGTGCCAGCTGCAGCATAACGATGTATTAAAATGCTTGAGCCTGTATCAGTAAGTGCTGGAGTTACCAGCTCACACTGAGTGAACTCATATTCTGAACCATCAGGGAAGATGGCAGATTGTGCATTGAAAACATCCACAGCGTTTGTTCCTTGAAACTTATACTGTGTGTTATTCGGTACTGAAACCGATAGAACTGATTGTTGAATACAGTTCGTAGCTGCTGCACCACCAGATTGTCCAACAAGCGCCGTTGCTATACGGTGCTTTGCTGAAAGTGTTGCTCCTGCCTGCGCATTGGTGTGATTTTCCTCGTCGTTAGTTGAGGTCACATACCGCGTAAGAGAAGCACACGTAATTGGTGTGCTAGCTGTAATGTTGTAATGCCAATGAATGGCACCACGGGAACCCAAAAAAGCTCTTTCCAGATATGTAATTGGTGTAAGTTTTCCCCATTGAAATGGAAAAGAACTACCAGTAACAATCTGACCTTGTGCTGTTGAGGTACCATTGGGATCAAAACCAGGGAAGGGAACCTTCCTTGGCATACGTAAGTTAAAAATATTAGCCCAGGTACCTGTAAGTAAGGTGTTTGGCATGATTGTGTCAACATAGACTGAACGATGGAGAAGTGGACGTAAAGATACAACCTTCTCACCGAAATTAATTCGGTAGAGATCATCACATTCTCCTTTCGTAGAGCCAACATCAACCTGATAGGAATCACCTTGCAGATTGAATGGCGACAACAATGACGGCAAACTTTTTGGATTCGCAAATTCGAAATTCTCAGCTGATCGAACAGTCACGATAATTCCAATTGTTGATGAGACAACTGGAGATGTCAACAGCGTAAGCACCTTCAATGAAAGAATTCCATTGTCGGCCCCATCCACATGCGTCAATGACGTTGCGTCCGTGGACCAATAAGGTGTTGCCGCATCTGTTCTCAACCAGTTAAACTGCTGTTGATAGGGCACGCGCATCTCAATCTCGCGCTGCACACCCAAATCGACAATAGTATTTTGTAACACTGACCCTACATCTCCTGCGGTCTGAAGTGTTCCATCTACTGGATCGTAACATAAACGCACACGCCCCTTGTGAAAAGGCGAAGCGATGAAACGAAATTTGAAGATCAGATCTCCACGCCAGTGCTCAAACATCTGAGCCAACATTGCTGTCGGTGTCATCTGGAGCATAGGCTGATTGGAGGTTGTAGCCTGAATGGCAAGGTATGGATGAATTTTTACAGAAAACAGATTAGTGTCAACTGTTGTAGACATCGACCAAGCACATTGGCAAACATATGACTCTCGCTCACAAATAGTCGATATAGCCAATTCATCACCCCCAGTTACTCCCACGATTGTGGGATCAATCGACAGTTCATTTTTGGCGTCCAAAGTTAATTTCTCAACTGGATACCCAATCTCTGTTGATGCAAGCTGGGGGAATGGTGACGGACGTATAGGCATGGCAGGTTCTAATACGGGGACGTTGGTAAAACCAAACATCTTTGCAATCTTCGAAACCGCCGTAGCCCCTATTTCCGTCGCTGCTGCAAACTTCCCAATGACTGGGATATTCTTAGCAGACTTGGCAATTCGTGCTAAAGCTGAAGCGGGTGCTGAAATGACTCCAGTGCCATATTCATCACCCTGTAGAGCAGCACCAAGGGTTGTTCCACTTAGTTCAACATCTTCTGCCCACGCATACACCTGAAGAGCCACATTGTTTGTGGCCACACCATTGGCGCTCGTGAGCGGATAGTAGACATAAAAGCTCAACATACCCATGTTGGTGAACTCATCATCAGAAATAATTCTCAAGTAATTCTTAGGGAGAATGAAGGGTAAAACCATCTCCGTTCCTTCACAGTTGCTTGGATCAAGCCAAGCTCCTGGACGTTGAGAAATCTGCATGAGTTCTTGCTCAGTTGTTGCTAACATTGTAGGAAAGGAAGTATGAAGAGGTGTATATACAATCCTCATCGCCCCATACTGGAATGGGGATGCATTCAAAACTACCTTAATATGCAACTTACATCGAATAAAAGCAAAGTTTTGCAACTTGTTTTTAATGTGAGAATCTGAAAAGAAATCCTCCCATGGATACACTTGGGTTTTCAACCCAGTTGCGTCACTCGATGTCCAGTTCACAGATACTATCCGAACTGGTCGTGACAGAAAGCTCGTCAGCTGAGCCTTTTGCATTGCATCAACCATTGCTGGTTCCTTGTTTCCATCTGCCAGATCAAGATGTGAGCTAGGCCCAACATCAATGAACTGCGTAGTCTCTTCAATGACAGATTCTTCAGGTCCCTTGGACCTTCCACTTACTGACTCGTCATTGTCTTCCTGTGCGACATCTCCTTGTAACTGAAAGTCGCCAACAGATAAATGAATAAATGTATTAGCAATCGTGTTTCTTACCTCGGGTATCGATCATTAACCGAGGTGTATTCTTTATTTTTCGTCCTCAGGCCTAAATAGGCCATATGCAATATAAAATGTACACTAGACTTGGAATATGCAGCTAACATAAAAATATGTAAAGATATTGAAAACATGTAATATGCAGATCACACACATTCCACCTGCGTCGGTTTAAGCAGCAACTAAATGCCACTCTGGAGGGGCAGGCTCGCCCCCAAAACGCTCAAGGACCACGTCCTTAGAAGCCTTCTTAAAACGCTGAACAAGCTCAACCCATGTAGGGAAGGGCTGAGCAGCATATTCAGGCTCCAAATCGCTTGCTTTCACGACTTCAAGAAGATAAGAGCGTTCCTTCTCAAAGATTTCTCTCCCATGGAAAAACCACTCATTCACAGCTCCATTCATGACCGCAATCATATGAGCTTCTCTACTGAGTGTACCACTGGGTAAGTTTATCAAAAGTGACTTCTGGATCGATTTAACATCGAGAGGACACATCCACGCCTGGACTGTATCGTCCCAACGCCAGGTACGTTTCAAAAACGAAACCTGATCAATCGAGATAAAGGGAACAGACAAACTTTTCTTATCAGCCATAGTGTACTCTACACCAATTTTGGCCAATTCGTTCCTTATAGCGGTATGATTGAACCATTGAGCCTTTTCCGAGACTCCCATGGTATTATCATCACCGTACGTCAGGAGCGCCACCAGTTCCTTAAAACTGGTGGCCTCATGCTCCGGGTTCAACAAAATATAGCAGTACCGCATGTAAAGTGCGTTGACAATACTATTAATGATCACAGTAAGTGGGTGACCTGAAGGATTTGAACCAAAGAATTCAACCAAATCCCCAGCGGCGTTAACCATAGGGTAAGCGGTGTCTTCACCAATTCCATACACAACAAGCAACTCTTCCTCAGACCATCCTGCTGCACGCAAAACGCGAACAATAACTTCAAAAGCAGCTAAGATCATCTTTGCAATCATTCTTTTGTCAAACTTTCCATAATCTCCAGCAATGATACGATCACAACCAAATTGGGTAAGGTACTCGCGGAACCTCTCCCACTCAAGTGATTGTGCAACACATCCTGGTGCAGCCTCAAACAATTCTTGATTCTCCTGCACAGTCTTGATGAATGTCAATAAATATCGACGAACACACAAAGACCAGTCAGCAGGTGCACCAGTGAAAATGCGAATCTTTCCAAGATCCACTTTCTCCTGTGCTCGAGCTTCATCTTTTGGCTGTCCAGAAAACACGGGACAATACCTCACTCCGGCTTTATAGCGTCTTTCAGCTTCAGTAGCACGACTCCAAACATAGTCTGGAAGCGTCTTCTTACCTTGATGTGGGTCATTCGACTCACTCAAGAAAAACCGTTTTGATTTGTTCCACGGAAAACCCATTGAAGAGTTGAAGTTCATCTTGTCGACATACTTCACTCCATCAATCCCATTGAGAGCAGCTTCCCAGCTGACAATCTTAAGGTTATCCATTGAATCCTTGGGCAATCCCTTGATGATGTCATTTGCAAAGGCATCAACAGCCTTATCCAACACTGAAGTTTTGATATTATCTTTACTTCCTAGGATATCGTGGTACATATGATTGAACGGACGCCAATCAAATTTGGGTGCAACAAATGTGCATTCCCACTCACGATCATGCAAAAACTTGTCGGCACACATAGTCGCAGTCACCTTTGAACGAGGATTCGTTCGGGACCCACGGATGTGGCCATACTTGTTCATCGATCCCTCTTTCAACCAAAGTAATGGGCTTTTAAAAGGGATGGGATCCAAAATTTTCTCATCAGCACCTTCTGCTTGGAGAGCTGGAACTCCACTTTGGATCATGGGTCGGTTAAAGAAGTCTCGCGCCCTCTTCAAGTCCTTCTGCTGCAAAGCAACAGCAAAGACACCACCAACACCATTTCCAAGTTGATGCAAACCCGCAATCACTACTTGTTTCTCATGACGGATCAACAAAGGTGATCCACACACACCGTGAACAGTTGGTTCATTGCTTGCTCCATACCAGTAGTCAAACTCCTGATTAAGCTCCTCACAAAAAGCATGTGTTGGTTCAATTGCCTTCACAACATAATCATGGGGATGGGTTTCAGCATCACGGCTAATGTAATTTCCTCTAAAGGTTCCCATTCGGAATGAATCCTTCGCAATTAAGCGAGTAAC